GAAGTCTGAAACAATTCAGACTCTTGACCTAAGCCACGAAAATTTGGCTAAGGCATATGCACAGTTTAAGGCTGAACAAGAAGAGGCTCGCGCATACGAAGTAATTAAGAATGAATTCGAGTCTATGTATAATGCAGAAGTTAAGGCTGAAGATGAAGCAGTAGCAAAGTCAAAGTATGATGCTGCAAGTGAAGTGGAATCTCTAAAGGGTCAATTCGCTGAATTGCGAAAGTCCCTTGTTAGCAACAACGAAGTTATTGCAAAGCAGGTCGAAGCAGTAAATAGCACTCCCCGATTCTCCGAAGATACATTGATGAAGATGCAGAATCTTCATGAATTAACTTGGGATGAGGTCGAGCAATTAGTCCGTGAGGTGCGCTCGGCTTAAATAGGCCGACGGAGAAAATAAAAAAGGTGATGAAAAATGTCAGGAATTAATCAAATTAGAACAATCCAAGATTTAGAAAGAGCAACGTATGGAAATGTAGGTTATGGTATCTTGAAGTCTGCTGGTGCAACTTCAGGTATTCATGCTGTTCACGACGCAACAGACCCTGCAAGTCCGGGTGGAGAAACAGCATTACACAATCTGATTTATGGTCAGAAAGTGTGGTCTATGTTAAACCGTGAAATTAATGCATTGGCTATGCTACCTAAGAAGCCGTGGTCCACAAGTGGATGGCGAATTCTTGTTGAGCGAGCATTAGGTGGAACAGGTGATTTGTGGAATACTGCTGGTGGTACAGGACAAGGAAGTACAACAGAAGGTATTATTGGTGGTGTAGCAGAAAATGCAGCATTCACTACAAGTGCTACTGATGCTCTAAGTCCTCTTGCACCAAAGTATGAAACGCTATATGCAAGTCCTAAGACTATTGCACATCAGTTCGAGATTTCAGAACTTGCTGCTGCTATGGCAAAGATTGATGACGGTATTGGCGATATTATGGCTGCATACCGTGAAGAGATTGGTGTTACACACGCAGAAGCAATGAATCATATGTTGCTAATGCCTCTTGAGAGTATGTCGGCTTCGTCAAATACTGCGGTTGCGGGAACTCCAAACAACATTACTTCGCTATATCAAATTGTAACAAGTGATGCAGAATTAGCCGCTATGGACGGTGGTGTTCTCTTTGCAGGTGCTTATGATAACGCAGGTTACTTAGGTGTATATGATACACTTTATGGAAAGGCTCGCGGTGCAGGTTCTTACATGGATGCATATGTGGATGATGGAACATACGCTACTTCAAGTGGTCGTCGAAACCTAACCCTAAATATGCTAAATACAGCACTACGCGAATTACAAATTCGTGGTGCAAGTCCAAAGGTTATTCTAACGGGATATGATACAATTCAGACTCTCGGAGAATTGCTACAAGCACAGGAACGCTATATGGGTCGAACAGAAGTTCTTCCAACACATAACGGTGTTCGTGGTGTAAAGGGTCGTGAGGTTGGATTCAAGGTTGCAACATACCATGATATTCCAATTATCCCTTGTAAGGAAATGGGTAGCACAGGTGGTGGAACAGGTATCAGTGATATTTTCATTCTTGATACAGACCATTTGCACTTTGCTACGCTTAAGCCAACCGAATACTTTGAAGGTGGTATTGATTCAGGCGACCCCTTCGGTGTTGGAAAGTTAGGGAACCGTGGTCTATATCGAACTATTGGTGAAGTAGTTTGTACTTTCATTAAGGGACAAGGCAAAATTACTAACCTCCAGTGAGTGAGTTAATAATTAACATAGGTGATATAAAATGGCACATACAGTTACATTATTAACAGACCATTTGGGTTCAGATAGACCGGCAGTAGTAGGGCATGAATATCGTGTTGATGCACTTATTAACGTAAGCGATTATGTTGTAGCAGGTGAAGTTATTACAGCCTCAAGTTTGGGATTAACAAGTATTACAATGGCTACTATTTGTGGTTATGAAACAGATATTTTCATCCCTAAAATTTTGGTTGATTCAGACGGAACATACAACAGCGACTCTCAATTTAACTTGAAGTTTATTACGCATGATGCAAGTGATTCATCTACGGATGCATTTATTGTGGTTCCTGATTCGGCAACGGATTTGGGAATTGTGCGTATTCGCGTTTGGGGCCTAATTTAAGCAGGTGATTAACAATGGTTCGCGTTAAGTATTTAGGTGGCTTTTGTCGCCTATACGGACAGGAGTTTTACACATCTCTCGGATGGTACGAAGTTAATAACACAGTATATCTAAGAGTGCGTGGTTCCCCTGAATGGCTTGTTGAAGGTGAAGAAGAATCTGTTGAAGAGGTTGAAGAGGTTGAAGAAGTAGTCGAAGAGGCTGCTGAAGAAACTGAAGAAGAAACTTCTGATGAAACAGATTTAAGCACACTAACTAAGAAAGAGTTACAGGCTCTTTGTGATGAAGCGGGTTTGTCATACAAATCTCTTGATAACAAAGCGGCACTACTATCTCTATTAGAAAGTGTTGATTCAGAAGAATCGTTAGATGACGAAGAAGAATGAGTTAGGTTGGGCCGCTACTTTTATTAGTGGTGGCCCTCCTAATTCATAATACCGGACAGGTGAAACAATATGGGAAGAATACAATGCACAAGATTAGCAGGTTCCGCAGGGGCAGAAGTAGTACAAGAATTTACAACAGGTGCAAGTTTTCATGGTTTAATGATTAACGTTATTGCTTTTGGAACTTCTGTTTTTCTTAATGGAGGAACAGACCCTTTTGAAGTTAGAGTTTATGCAGATAATACAGGCACCACAACAGGAAATTTAATTTGGCGACAACAAATTCAATACAACCACACACTCGCAGCGGGCGATAGAACATATATCAATAACCCTGCAGAATGGGGTTGTAGATTTACTGAAGGTATTTATTGTGCTAAAGGATTAAGAGTAGAAATTGACCGTTTAACGGCAGCCAATTTAGAAGTATTTATTTTGCACTCTTGAGGGGGTGTAAAATATGACAATACTAATCAAAGAAGAAGAAGATTCACCCCCTGTTGGAATGACAGAAGTGGGTAATTTTCGCGGATTAGATGCAATAGATGAAGGAACCGAATGGGGGCCTGAACAGGCTTTAAGTTTATTCTATCAATTTATTATTCCTTCGGGTGAAGGAGTTACAGAAACACAAAAACGAATTCAATCAGGACTTATCCCATGGATTACTTCTCAAATTAGATGGGAAGATGACCCTGATTTTGAATTTGATAAAAATGTATTTAGACAAGTTAATAATGATGCATTAGAAATACTATTGAACAGCACTTTAAAACAATTAAATGAAAATGAATATGAAGGTGGTAATTATACAAGAGCCACTTTTACAAGAATGGATAAGGATAATAATCCTAAAGAAATACGTATAAATTATGGACGACGTATGATAAATCCTAAAGGTTTAGATATTGAAGAAACTGTTGATATTTCTGAACAAAGAAAATCTTGGAATCAAGCAATTATTGAAGCAAAAGATGCTTTACAAAATGCTAAAGATGAAGAAAAAAAGGAATTAGAAGAAAGTATTGAAGATGCAGAAAATCATTTAAAGGAATTAGAAAAGCCCTCATTTAATGATGATGTTAAATTAAGTGAAATACTACCTCCTGTTTCTGCTGAAGCACAAAGATTTTATCAATTATATTCTTTAGACCCTGCAAAAGAATCTGAAGCGGCCATCGCTTTAGGAACTATGACAAAAATTGGTCGTGTTGATTTATCTTGGGAAGAAAACCCATCTCAAGAAAAGAAAGATGCTTTTTTTGAACATTGGGGTATTACATGGGATTCAGTTGCAGAAGCAAGAAAAACTATTGATACTGAATACAAAGATATTTTAGGATATAGACGAGTATTAGAGGGAGAAGATATTACATTAGATGTACCAACAGTATTAGGTTTGATTAAAAGAGCAGATAAAGAAGATAGTGATAAAATTTGGCCTGTTAAAGTAAAAGAAACAGGTAGGAGAGCAAAAAGAGATACTGTTGATGAGAGTAGTAAATTTACTTATACTGCCGAATTAGATAATGAAGAAGAGTTAGAAGAATGGTTGCAAACTGCTAATCCTGAAGATGTTAAATTAACTATTCAACAAATAGCAGATAAGTATTGGAAAACCCAAATGGATGAAATAGGAGGAAAAATGGGTGAAATAGAAATTGAGTTAGATGAGGCTGTTCCTACAACAAATAAATTAAAAGATAGACCTGTTAAAGCAACACAAGAACAATATAACAAATTTATTATGGAAGATATGAAATTTATGGAGAGTCTATTAAAAATTGTTTATCCGGGTCATGTTAAAGCAAAATTATCTACAGGGGCAAAACAAGTAGACGTTAAAAGAACAAAATCTACTCAAAAACTTGGACTCAAATTCAATACTAAAATTCCTATGGAAAAAATATATGGTGCTAAGGTCGGTGTGGCTGAAAAACTATTGACTACAAAAAAACATCCTACCAGAAAAAATATGTATTCTGGTAACATTAGAATTAATCATGAGGAAACTATTTCTGATGAAATAAAACAATTAATGCCTGTTTTTGCAGCAAGGGAACAATATAAATTATTACGTTCAGTATTGACGGGCTATTTAAGGCGTACAAAATCTACAGGATTAGGTATTAAAGATTCTTTCTCAAGAGAAAATTATGCTATTTTAGAAAATGCTTTTGGTTATTTAACTATATTAAAAAATGATGATACTTTAGATACAATATCTCAACAAATAGGACTTGAAGATTTTAATTTAAACCAATGGTTAGATAAAAATGGCAATTTTAAATTAACATATGATGAATTTATTAATGAATTAGATAAACAATCTTATACAGGCGATGTTGATATAAATTATCATAAAGAGGTACAAAAATTAACAATAATCTTAGATAAATTATCTGATTTAGCAAAAGAATATTTAGAAGTGGCTGAATTAGAAAGAAAAGATGAGGAAGAGGAAGAGGAAGAGGAAGATATTGATGAAGATTTAAGAACAGAAATGGAGGAAGCACAAATTGCAGAAGGACAAGAAGGTGCAGAAGAATTTCTTGACCGACTCGCTGAAGGTGCTAATTTAGATATTGCAGAAGAAAGAGGCGAAGAGGGTAAAGAAAGAGAAATAGAGAGAAAGAAAACTGCTTCTACATTTGTGGATGATGAGGATAATGCAGAAAAAATTACAAAAGCCCTTATTCAATATATTAATGATATTGATGTTGATGAATTAGAAGATATAGCAGACAAAATGATAGATGTTAATCAAGATTTGAGAGGTGCAAAAAAAATTGCAGGTTTGAAACCTTCAAGTGAACAATATAAGACTCAAATGAGGAAATTTTTAGATACATATTTTAATTACGAAACATCTCAAATTAATGAAATCATTAAAACTTTAGAAAATAGTGATGAGGAATTAGATGATGATGAAAATTATACCTTAT